ATGAAAAAACATGCTATTGCAGTAATGATGATCGCCGTATTTTCTGAGTCGGTTTATGCGGAGTCTACCTTATTTATTCCGGACGTCTCTCCTGATAGCGTCACGACATCCCTTTCCGTGGGTGTGTTAAATGGTAAATCCAGGGAGCTGGTTTATGATACCGACACCGGGCGGAAGCTGAGTCAACTGGACTGGAAAATAAAAAATGTCGCCACGTTGCAGGGGGATTTATCATGGGAACCCTATTCGTTCATGACGCTGGACGCCCGCGGCTGGACGTCTTTGGCGTCGGGATCGGGTCATATGGTTGACCATGACTGGATGAGCAGTGAGCAGCCTGGCTGGACCGATCGTTCAATTCATCCGGACACCAGCGCCAACTATGCTAATGAATACGATTTGAACGTGAAAGGTTGGTTATTGCAGGGCGATAACTACAAGGCGGGCGTAACAGCGGGCTATCAGGAAACCCGTTTTAGCTGGACGGCAAGAGGCGGGTCTTATATTTATGATAATGGTCGGTATATTGGTAACTTTCCTCATGGCGTGCGCGGCATAGGTTATAGCCAGCGTTTCGAAATGCCCTATATCGGGCTGGCGGGTGATTATCGTATTAATGACTTTGAGTGTAATGTACTGTTTAAATACAGCGACTGGGTAAATGCGCATGATAATGACGAACACTACATGCGCATGATAATGACGAACACTACATGCGCAAACTTACCTTCCGCGAAAAAACGGAAAATTCACGATATTATGGCGCTTCTATTGACGCCGGATATTATATTACCAGTAATGCAAAAATCTTTGCTGAGTTCGCTTACAGTAAATATGAAGAAGGTAAGGGCGGTACGCAAATCATAGATAAAACCAGCGGTGATACGGCGTATTTTGGTGGCGATGCCGCAGGTATAGCTAATAATAACTATACGGTTACCGCGGGGTTGCAGTACCGCTTCTAGACCACATCGGGATGTCATCGGTCATAACCGGCCGATGACGACTTTTTGCTGAACGTATGGCATGTCCGGTGATATTGCATAGGGGCAATAAAAGCAACATGAAAGGGGAAACCGCTCGAAAGGTTATGCAGCAAGAAGAGAACGTCCTGGGTATCAATGGTGTCCCCTGCAGACACCTAATGAATGTCGTAAGTGCAGGGGATTTATGATGAATTACAGAAGTGAAGAATTTTATGCCCGCATTTATGCCCACAAAGGCAATTCATGAGACATTTTGAAGGGGTGAGAAGTGGCTGCGTTTCCAGTTTTGATAGTCGGCATAAACCCACCTGGATGCGCTGCCGATTTTGTGCGGGGAAGGCAATTTACCTTTCTTGATTTCTGAGTAAATGAACGTTTTACCCATGCCAGAATCCTCCATCATGAACTTTAAGTCAACAAGTGAGTCGTCGCGTAATTCGCGCATAGGTTTTATCTCCGGTTTGGGAATCGAACTTGGAAGGAAGGGATATCTTGAGAAATGCACAGGCCTCATCGAGTGTGAGACTGTGTGATTCCATGGTTACTCCTGGTCAGAAAGAAGCTCTTTTATCCATTTATATGTTTTTGGTGCTCGCTTATCTGGCCTCTTAAGCTCAAGCTTAAGCAGAGCAATAAGTGAATCCCACTCACGTAAAATCGGAGAAAACCGCTTTACCTTTTTCGCTATGAGCGGAAAGCTATCTTTAATTTCAGGTATTTCATCTACGAGCATCATGCATCTTCGCAAATCGGCAGGATCGCTTGGTGCGTCAAACCGTCCGTGGTAGAAGTTCTTTTCCAGTCCAAGAGCAATAGATGCCATAGTTGCGCTACTTATGCCAACATGGCCTTTCGTTTGCCACTTCAATACCTTCATTGCTAAATCAGACATCATTCACTCCATAAAACAAAACCCGCCGCAGCGAGTTCAGATAAAAGAAATCCCCGCGAGTGCGAGGATTGTTATTTTTGCGGTGCTGAGAGCCGAGCTGCTGCGCTTCAGCATCTGTGGACTCTCCCCATAAGCAAACAAGCACCCCGAAGAGCGCTTGTTTTATCTTTCTGCATAAGATAGCTACGTGCTGAATGACATACGAACGTATAATCTTCACATGAGGTATGTTAAAAGCTATCGCATCATTGGAGCTTGAAGTTGTCGATATCATCTACAAATTCCAGATACCCATCTTCAACGCTTTTTAAAACAAGTAAATGCTTAATTCCCTCACTTAATGAGGTTGGCCTTTCAAGTACAAACTCGAACCCATCCTCGTAAATTTTTCCTAACCAATAACCACCGCCATATTCTTTAAGCCTTTGAAAGAAAACATATCCTCCAGGCTTGAAATAATTGAGTGTCTCGTCTCTATAAACGATTTGGTAGTTAGGTACTTTGCCACCCATTTTAGCCACCATGAATACTGTATTTTCATACAGTATAAATTAAAGCAAATGTTGGTCAATTTTGAAGGGTGAAATATCACTTCACCTCATGTTGTGGTGCTGCCGCCAGCGCAGCCTTGTAACCGGCCACATGACCGCGCCAGTTCGCAACCTCTGATAGCCACGCGTTAATCATGGCCTGAGTTGGTTCTTTTGGCACCATAACCCAATCATCCGGAATTGCCGGAGAGTTGCCATCAGGAATATTTTCCGGAATATTTTGTCGTGCGTTTTGTGGTTGCTCGACCCCCTGAAGCATGGCGGCGCGGCAGGAATCCATAATGTGCTCAATCTCGCGAATGTTGCGTTTGAGCAATCCTTCTGGTTCGCCAACATATGACCCGTTGTAAGACATACAGGACGTCCAGCGGTACATTTCATTATTGAGTCGTGCCACGGCCTCAAATGAGCGACGTAAATCCTCCGGCACTACCGGCGCTCTCGGCCTTCCATGATTATCCGACGGTGCTAACGGAGCATTCTTGAGCGCAGACGCCAGCATTTCAATATCTACCTGTACCGGCACTGGCGGGGCAGTATATAACGGCATATATACGGCAACATCATCAGCAGCATTTGGCTGCTGCTCTAACGTCACGCATGTGCCGGAAAATTTATTCAGATATCGCACAGGCTCAGCGGTAAGCGCTGCCAGCGCTATACGCGCCAGTTCGCGCAGGTTTTCGCTATACGGTGACGTGTTATCACGACTGATTACGTGGTTCGCCGTATCAATTAAAATCTGTTTTTGCTGTTCTCTGGTAATAGTGGTCATGGGTTAGCCCTCCCTGTACGGATTTAATTTGTTGTGCAGTTTATTAAATGGCCCCCATACGATGGAGCTATACCACTCGGCTATTTTTTCTGCCTGTACGCCTGCTAACCAGATGAAGAATATCGGTGATATTGGAACCATTAAGATAAGAAAGAGAAGGAAAAATAGAGCCTCTTTAAACCGACTTTGACGTGGATAATTCTTCCGGAGTATTTTTGTCATTTCACTCCCCCTTAACCTTGATGCCAGCGGCGCTAATTGCTCTTTCAACATCGCGCTCGTAACGCAACGCCTGGAAAACGCCATCAATGAAATACTCGTCATCAGCGCATGCTGCTGGTAAATTCACCGTCCGCGCCTCCAGTTCTGCCACCCGGCGGGACTCACTGGTTGCAATTCCCGCGTATTCAATCAGGCGCTTGTCCAGCTCGGCGATGCGGCGTTCTGCGGCTGCCAGTTGCTCCCGCGCCTGTCGCATATCATCACGCAGCGCCAGCGCTACGGCCTCCATTGCGTCTTTTTCCCGCTGGAGTTGAATATTCTCATCCAGCAGCGCCAGCACATCCGGGTCGCTCACATCAACTACGGTGACGCGAGACTGTGCATAATGGTCATCTGCGATACTGCGGCCTTCTGCGTAGTGGCAACCTTTATCGTCGTAGGTTGCTCCCGTGCAGCCATAGGTAATTCGACTGGAGGAAATTCGCTGTACTGTCATTTCTTTGCCGCAAATATGGCATTCAGGTGCAGGTTTTGGTGAATAGCGCTCTCGTAGCGCCTGCTTGTCGATTGTCATGCTGCACCTCCAAAAATCCATTGGTTACCTGCGTGCGCCTGGAATTTGCAGGACGTGTCAGGCATAACCAACTCATGAACCACTTCGCCTGTTTCAACAAAGTAGTAGTTGCTGTCTGTAACGTTGTTGATGAAGAATGCCTCGCGCTCACGCCCTGACATCTCACCGAGAATACGCTGCACCTTTTTGGTGATTGGTCGGTAATCAGGTTCTATGCCAGCCAGTTTTGCCGCCGCGTAGTTGTGGTGGCCATCCATCAGGATGGTGTATTGCTGCCCACGCAGAACTATCGGGTAAACAGATACGATAAAACGCTTAAATCTTGCCGCTCTGTCGTTTACCTTTGCCTTGTCGAGGTAGCGCTGACTGCTGATAAGCGGACCTTTGATGTTGCTCATTGGGCTGTCTCCGGTGGATAACAAATATCGTCGAAATATTTTTCTGCGACGCACATGTTGAAGTGATCGAGATTCATCTCCTTCACCTGGAGTTTTGCCCCAACAATGCCTGTGCATCGATTGACGTAATCCCGGTTTTCTGGGGATTCCGCTACCCACTCCATAAGGTCTTCGGTGACACTTTTTAAGCAACGTAAGGCGCAGTCCAAATCAGTAAAATGCTGAGAATCAGTGATGCAGGATACGACATAATACGTGGTGACTTTTGGCCCTTCAGCGCGTCGTTTAAGCTCTCTTTCGATAGCGTTTTTCAGATCAACCAGTTCATGGTCATTGATTTTGTCGATATTGATCATTGGGCTGGCCCTCGCATTTGTGACTTTCTGGATCATCGGCTTTGAAATAACCGCCGCAGATTTTGCAGGGTATCGTCGGCACTTCGTCGTAATTTGAGGTTCCCGTAATCATGACTGCACTCCTTTGCGAATTTGGTCCGCCCATTCTTCTATCGCCTTCTCCGCGTATTCACCTGACAAACCGTCATCCGCTGGTAGTGGGTCATTGGCTAAATCCTCTTTTGCCGACAAAATCATGCGTGTCACGTCGAGAACTTCTGATACAGGTTTATCGAGGAATCCGTGATTGAATGCGGCAGCGAGGCGACTGGCGGCATAGTTGATGCCCTCGTTACGAACACTTTCCCGCACTTCAGCCAGCGCCGCGTATTTAGCCTCAAGCTCCGCATAATCACTATAACGCACCATATCAGTACAGAATGATTCTCCTGTTATTGGTGGTGATAACTGGTCGCTGACAATCGTGTATATTTTCACTTCTTTCATTTCTTCCCACTCCGCAACATTGCATTCAGATATTTGTTTTCATTCACTGATGGAAAACTTTTTCTCGCCAGCATTTCTTCGCGTGGAATATCGTTAATGGGTTTGAAGCGGTGTCGAATAATCATTTCCGATGGAAGGATTCCGGGGTCGTAGGACAAACCTCTCATGATGAATTCCTCTTTGTTAATTTATTCGTATTCCAGATCTTTCTTCGTTGAGTTTTTTTATCTTGTATCGCATAGCTCTTACTGAATAAATTGAGCGGCAGGTTGCAATTGCTATTTCTTCTGCGGAGAACTTACCGAAAAGTGATACTTCGGCTCTTGTCCATCGTCTTCCACGAAGTCGGCTAACAATGTCAGCGCCAATCCTTGTTGCTTTCGCCATTACTGCTTTTTCAGTCCTTTCCAGTTTTTCAGCGATAACTTCAACTGGCATTGTTGCCGCCACTTCGCGCAAGAAATCGACTTCCCATTTCTCCCATGGAGTCTTTTTCATAGTCGATACCGTTATTTGATAAGAAGTGAAGGTTTCCCAACTTTGAGTTGAGCGCCGGGGATATTTATTCCTGCTTTTAGTTGGTGTTTGATTGCCAGTTTGTCGGCTTTAATTGTCGTTTCAAACTCAACGTATTCAGGAGGAAGGGCGCTTGAGTCGATGATTTCTACAGTTTCTGACGGTTTGCGGATTGTTACCTGGTGAATACCTGCTCGAATCTTTTTCTTGCCAACCATTTCAAGCGATGACGCTATATACGCCATAATGCTGTCAATCTTATTTTGAATTACTGCGGCTCGCTCATTTAGTGACTTTGCCTCTTCCTTGAGGCGTTCAGCATAACCAGATTCATTTTTAATGACGGAAAGAAGTTGCTCTATTTTATCGGTAAATTCTCCTTCCATGCCTTCTATTGTGTCAGCAATCATCTCTGGTTCTAAATCTGAATCCATCAATTTTGCGTATTCATTGGCAATTTCATACAGTTTGCTCACTGGCAACCTCCAGTTTCGCTTTGCATTCTATGTAAATGGCTTGTATGTTCTGCTGCAATTTCATTCCAGATGTCAGGCGATATGCTTCTGCAAAATATCTCTTCAAATCATCCATGTTTTCAGCCTGAGCCATTTCATCACAAAGAAGTTGTGCTTTTTCCATTATTTCCTGCTGGCGTTTCCGTTCATCTTCGCGAATATCTTCCTCTGATTTGTGCGGCATAACTGGTTCCTGATGCATACCTTCATCTTCGTTAAGAAGATGAATGGCATTATCCAGTCGCTGGGCTTTAGGCCAGTATTTGCTGGCGCGTTTAACTATGGTTTTGCGCGCCATCTCTTCCCAGAATGTCTTCCACGGTCCATTCTTTGCCTTGCTCGTTGCTTCCACAGCTTTAATTTCTGCCAGACTCATTTCTTCAGTGAGGTAGTCACCATCTGCTGTTTTAACTGTGCAATAACCACCAACAATAGAGCCTCGCTCACCAAATGCGTTGTATTTGTGGGTTGGTGCAGAATCAAGCCCGTTTGATTCATAGGTGTCGTTTGAGTACACCAGTTTGCATTGCCCCCACTTAATTGATCCTGTCGATTGCGCAAGATGAAGTAATCCCATGTAACTGATATCAAGGCACACCATGCCGTCGCGAGGAACCAGATAAGCCAGTTTGCTGGCCGGGTTTAAGGTGATGCCGATCGCCGCAACATTGATGATGGCGTTCTGTGCGCTGGTTGGATTTGCCAGTGCCGTTTTAGCCAGGTAATCGTTTTTCTGGAAATACTGAATTGCAAACTGGCTTTCCTTAGCCCATGTCACCGTCTGTTCAGTCAATGCTCCGCAGAATAACTGCTCTTGCTGTTTAACGAATTCAACGATATTGCTCATGCAGCTTCTCCATAAATATGTCTGCGTTTGAATATTGCGAAGGCATATTCAGCCTTAACTCTTTCGGTTATTGCATCCCAGAACCATTCAGCGGCTTTTTCCTGATAGTTACAGTCATCATCTTCCAGCCAGTCGATAGCGTCCTTAGTGTGTTCATCTGGTTTATATGAGCGAAGCATTTCGCTTATTGGGTCGCAATGTTTGCAGAGGCGATCAACTTCACTGTTGATTCTCTCGTAATCTTCATCAGTAAAACTTGCGATTATTTGCGATATTTCACGCTTATCATTCAGAGTCAGAATCATCATCTTTCTCCTGTTCTTTGTGATGATTGATAATTTTGTTCATCTGACGAATGAATTCTTCGTCTGACCAGTTATCTGTAAAACTCATGGACGGCCTTGTTGTTTCAAAATATCCCAAAGCTTTTCGAGCAAACTTTTCATTCTTGGTTGTTTAAAGTCTGCTCCGGTTAAAATATTTTTTCGTGAATGCTGTACCGATAAAATCGGGTTGAAAGGGCGAACCGATGCCGCCCCTGCAATAGCGAACTGTTGCATAGGATGCTCCTTCTGTTTGATTGCATAACGAAAACGCCTCGAATGAAGCGTTATTGGTATGCATATAAAAAGGCCCTCACATTGGAGGGCAAAGAAGATTTCCAATAATCAGAACAAGTCGGCTCCTGTTTAGTTACGAGCGACATTGCTCCGTGTATTCACTCGTTGGAATGAATACACAGTGCTTATTCGCGAGCTTTGAGCATTGCGTCTGCAAACTTATATGCAGCGCTTGCTGCATAATTAACAGCTCCATCAGAATCATTATCGATAATCGATGGATTGCTAATCATTGCTTGCATAGCCTTTGCCGCGAAGTAATCGCGCAGCGTCATGCCGCCAGAGCTGACTTCGAAACCATGTAAGTGACCAACTTCGTCGCGCTCCACGATAGAATCGCATGGGAAAGCGCGCCCTCCAGTTTTATTGCTCATAAATCCTCTTGGCCTTATCGCGGCGAACGGAACGGTTAATACAAGACTTCAACGCATTTTTCTGTGTTTCAATGGGCGGTGGATGGCCGCCGGTTGTCATAACTAACCGCACTCGTAAATGCGGTGAGGTATGAGGCATTAAAAAACCCGCCGGAGCGGGTCAATCGTTTGTTACTGTGTAACCTTCGTTTTCAAGCCAGCGAACCACATCAGATTCATCCATCCGCCGTGTACTCAGAAATAATTTCTTCCGGCTTAACACATTCAACTAACTCGATACTGTCGATATCGATTTCCATATGCCTATTCCATCCGTCGCCGTATGGGTTAATAGAGTTAATTTGCTTAACTTTTAACGTCGCATCTATTGCCATCGCCTTACCCTCTGTCGTTACCCGCTGATGCGGGAGAAATGCTTTATCTATCAGCTTCTACAACTCATCACGAATCTGTGAGAGTGTGCTGATCGCCTGGTAATGACCGCGACGCTGCTCTTCTGTTTTGAACGCACGCATATCGTCTTTTATCGATGCGATTGCCTTATTCAGAACTTCCACTTGCGCTTCTTTAATCGCCTGTTTGCGTGGCTTCTGACGCTTCTTAGGAAGGTCTCTTAAACACGCCGGAATGTATGTCTGATTCATCACTTACCTCGCTGTAACCTGCTTACTTGTACGATGACCAGCTGCGAAAAGCGCAACTTTTGGCAGGCAGACAGTACCACCTTCAACTTCCTTCTGAAGCGTTCCGGCAAGCGAAATGGCTTTTGAAACACGTTTACTGGCTCCGCCCATGATTTTCATGAAAGCCATATAGTGCATTGGCTTCTTTCCTTGCTTGTTTGGCATCATCTAAAAGTTTGAATGAGCCTAGGTATTTTCGTTTTCCATCCACAGTTATCGATGCAACATAAAACCCATGCTCTTTTCTTGCTTCAACACCTGTAACTCCAGTTGATGAAGATGATTTTAAAGGCATGTTTTTCATATTCTCTTTGAAAGAAACGCTTCTTAAATTGGAGATTCTGTTGTCATCCTTAACGCCGTTTATGTGATCAATCACATCAGGCCAGTAGCCATGCACGTAAAGCCATGCAAGTCTGTGAGACTTAAATTTTTTACCTCCAATATTTATTCTCAGATAACCCTTGTTGTCAGGTGAGCCAGCCTTTTTACCTGGATACTTCTTGTTCCACGTCAAGGCAGCTCTGTTATCCGCAAACAAATGCTTTGCTCTCGGCTTCCAATAAAAGTCACCACTCACAGGATTGTAATGAAGAATCTCCCTTACAGACGCTTGAGTAAGATCCACTTAAACCTCCTAACAAAAACACTTCAATAACCCTCCGGTTATGGAAATGTTCTTTTGTAGTGAGCAGCATTGCCGTTCATCCTGAACCCGCCGCGCTCCCGACGCATGGTTTAAAGACGCGCCGTTCGTCTATGGGCTTATGATGTACTTAAAGTTCATTAATGTAAAGTACCAATAGTACATTTTATGGGTATAAAAAGCTCACTACATCATAAGTTAGTGAACTTTAAGGAAATTTATTTTTATCCGAATCGCTTGTAATCGATTGACTGCCTAATGAGGACTTTGGCTAGAATGTGAAGTTGCTCTTCTTCACCTTCTTCTATGTACCATCGATCATAAGCGGCATTGTCAGAGATGACGGCAAGCCTGTTCTTTTGCATTTGCAGGCGCTTAACGTGCATTGTTTTCCCGTATACAAACACATAAATGCCATCGCCATCAAAACAGGTTATGGATACATCAACAAAGATCTCATCTCCCGGATTGATGGTTCCCTCCATGCTGTCACCGCGAACCGTGATGACTTTTACGCTTTCCTGTGGCCTTCCATTAAATAAAATTCTTGCCTGCTCGGTCGTATATTCAATTGCTCTTATCTTTTCTATAAATTCATTGGAAACCATGGTTCCTGGCCCGGCGCTCGCCTGAACATCCAATACATCAACACGATAATAATCATTTGATCTTGATAGATGATTTACCGTGATACCGTCATCATCAGCATAGCCATGCAGATATGCAGCAGTAGTTCCCAGCACCGAAGCCAGAGATTCCATCTTGTCTTTTCTTGGTATTGACTCCCCGTTGAACCATTTACTAATGGCTTTTGGTGTGACCTTAAGCCTGACAGCTAAATCAGCCTGCCTACCATGCAAAGGTAATCCCGCTTTATCACAGGCCAGCGCAAGCCTCTGCGAGAAAGTTTCACGCTCTTTCTGTTGAACCATAAGTTCAACTATATTAGGTATTGACTGTACTATCAGTTCCGTCATAATATGAACCATAAGTTCACCACAGGAGAGAAGCATGAACGAAGTTACGTTTGGAGAAGTTATCAAATCCGTTCGAGTTTCTGTTGTGGCTGATGTTTGTGGACTTACGCCAAAAGCCATCTATAAGTGGCTTGAGCGTGGTTCTCTGCCGCGTACCGAGTTCACTGGTGAAACCGAATATGCGGATAAGATCGCCAAGGCATCAGGCGGCAAGTACTCAGCAGCACAGATTCGCCGTATCGGTAAACAGCAGTTTGTTATGTAATAAAAATGTACTTTTAGTACCGAACGGCCCGGTATACGGTCGGGTGCCCGGCGTGGTCAAGGATGACTGTCAATGGTGCACGATAAAAACCCAAATTATTTACCTATGGAGATAGTAAGAAATGACACAAACAAGTTACAGCAAGCCAACACAGCGAGAAATTGATCGCGCTGAAACTGATTTACTCATCAACCTGTCAACGCTTACCCAGCGCGGTCTGGCAAAGATGATTGGCTGTCATGAATCGAAGATAAGCAGAACGGACTGGAGATTTATTGCTTCGGTCTTGTGTGCTTTCGGAATGGCATCAGACATCAGTCCGATTAGCAGGGCTTTTAAGTATGCGCTTGATGAAATCACAAAGAAAAAATCCCCGGCCGCCACCGAGGATTTTAAGCAAATTGATATGCAATTCTGAGGGAATTACTGGATCAATCCACAGGAGTAATTATGACAAAACAACTCAGTCCTGACCAGGACAAAATTCACAAACACATACTACGTGATCGCTTCCTGTCCAGCTTCAAGCAGCCTGGTCGATTCCGGGCTGAGTTGGAAAAGGTGAAGCTGATGCAGAAGGAGAAAGGTCATGAGTAACATATCCAATCTAGCCGAAGCCAGAGAGGCCAGAAGGCTCCAGAAGCCGCGTACAAATGGCGGTAAGGGGTTTGCCTTGATTCACCGCCAATTCATGGATAGCAAGCTATACAAGGATTCTCAGGCTGTGCATCTTTTCCTGCACCTGATACTGAAAGCCAATCACTCTCCGGCAGTCGTAAATACCGACATTGGTGAGATGTTGGTTGAGCGAGGACAGCTAATTACCGGACGGCCAAAACTGGTAAGTGAAACATTCATCCCGGATAACAAAGTAAAAAGTTTGCTTCGTTCTTTTGAAGGGAATGGAATGATTCGTATCGAGTCGAAAGGGAGAAAATTCAGCCTGATAACAGTGTTGAAATATGATGATTTTCAGGCTCCAAATTGTCCAACGGATGTCCAACGATTGTCCAACGCAAACACCAGTAATGACGCGGCTCACAGCGAATGTTGTCCAACGGATGTCCAACGATTGTCCATAAACAATAATATAAATAATATCTCTAATACTAACGTATTAGAGAGTACCGCAGCAGACGAAAATCCTGACAAGAAAAAATCAGCTCTCAGTTGTCAGGATGTTGTCGATGCTTACCACGAATTACTTCCTGAAGCTTCCAGGGTTCGCGCACTGAATGACAAACGTAAAAACCAGATCCGAACTTTCTGGCGAAAAGCCGGAGTGATAACACGCCAACTTGACGGGCATGGGTTCACGATGCAGGACTGGAGAAATTATCTGAGCTACGTAGGCGAAAATTGCCGATGGATGTTCGAAGAGCGCCAAAACCATCAACGCGGAACCGTCTGGCACAAAAAGGGATTTGATTTCCTGCTTAACGATAATACCTACCTGAAAGTTCGTGAGGGTGAACACGATGACCGATAATTTTTACGCGCCGCCACATAGCATCGAGGCGGAGCAGGCGGTGATTGGTGGATTGCTTCTGGATGATGACAGCAGTGAGCGCGTCCAGAAAGTTCTGGCGATGCTGAAGCCTGATTCATTTTACAGCCGACCACACAAAATCCTTTTCGAAGAAATAACCAGAATGCACCGGGAGCAAAAGCCAGTAGATGGCCTGACGCTTTTCGATGAACTGGAGCGTAAATCGTTAACGGTGTCAGTTGGCGGTTTTGCTTATATCGCTGATATCGCAAAGAACACGCCAAGCGCAGCAAACATCGTTGCCTATGCAATGCAGGTTCGCGAAACCGCAATGGAACGCTACGCCATCAACCGCATGACTGAAGCGACGGAATTGCTCTATTCCCGCAACGGAATGACTGCAACGCAGAAGTACGAAGCTATTCAGGCGATTTTCACGCAACTGACAGACCATGCAAAAACCGGATCGCGTCGCGGCCTTCGCTCATTTGGTGAGGTTATGGAGGACTGGGTTGGTGACCTTGAGAAGCGATTTGACCCGTCAGGCGAACAACGAGGAATGAGCACTGGGATCCCATCGCTGGACAGGATGCTGTCACCGAAAGGTCTGGTGAAAGGCTCTCTGTTCGTCATTGGCGCTCGCCCTAAGATGGGGAAAACGACGCTATACAGCCAGATGGCAATCAACTGCGCAGTGCATGAGAAAAAGGCTGCCCTGATGTTCAGCCTTGAAATGCCAGGTGACCAGATACTGGAAAAACTGGTAGGGCAGAAGTCAGGTGTTAACCCGAATATTTTTTACCTTCCGGCGACAAATGACGCTGATGACGGCTATCAGGGTGATTACGATGGTGACTTCAACAGGGCGATCGAAACAGCCAATCGCTTGAGTGAAATCGACCTGCTTTACATCGACGACACGCCGGGATTATCTCTGGCTCAAATCGTCAGCGAAAGCCGTCGAATCAAGCGAGAAAAGGGATGTGTTGGCATGATTCTGGTCGATTACCTGACACTAATGACCGCTGAAAAGGCCGATCGTAACGACCTTGCTTACGGCATGATTACTAAGGGGCTGAAGAACCTTGCCAAAGAGCTTGATTGCGTTGTTGTGCTTCTGACGCAGCTTAACCGCGCACTGGAAAGCCGAACTAATAAACGCCCATTACCAAGCGACTCCCGAGATACAGGGCAGATTGAACAGGATTGCGATTATTGGGTTGGTATCCATCGTGAAGGTGCTTTTGATGACAGCGTTCCGCCTGGTGAAACCGAACTAATCCTTCGTCTAAATCGCCATGGAAATACCGGCACGGTGTATTGCATTCAGGCAAATGGCGCTATTTATGACACAGACCAACAGTCTGCTGAAATGCGCCGCCGTGAACGCGAGGAACCGCAGTCCAAGAAGAAAGGAGGATTCTGATGACCATCTACATCACTGAGCTAATAACAGGCCTGCTGGTAATCGCAGGCCTTTTTATTTGTAGTGGAGAAAAATGATGAGAAAGAAACAAGCAGAGAAATTATTTTGTGATGCTATGGATGCGTTGGCTAAGGTCGGAGAAAGCCCATTGAATTACTGTCTGTCTTATGCCCGTGGTTTTATGGCTGCCGAGAACAAGAAGGAGTATCTGCACGAATGGGAAGACGGAACAATGCGTCTGAAAGTTAGCGATGGCGAGCAGGTTCATTGATGGAGAGGAATATGGACGAATCAAGAAAGCAGTTTCAGTCGTGGTTTGCTGATGAAATTGTTGGCGCAGATGTAGAGTTTCCTGAATTTGAAGATGGAGAATATGTTGCCGGGGAAATCTATGACGAGCAGTTGTATGTAATGCTTCATGCTATGTACATGGCTTGGACCGCATCTCGCGCAGCTATCGAAATAAAGCTCGATGACAAAGTAATGGTTGAGGATGAGTTCGACAAAGGCCACAACTGCGCAATCGACTATTGCGCTGATGCCATCCGCGCCGCCGGAATCAAAGTGAAGGAGTGAGTATGAGCGCATACGAAGAAATCATGTTAGCCCTTCGATTCTTTTTCGATGTGGAAGAAGATGAAAACGTAAACGAGATTATCGGGCAAGACCATGACCCGATTGGGACTATTGCAGCCGCACTTGACGATTACAGGAGCGTGGGAGATGAAGCAAACATACCTGCTTCGCAACGAAGCAATCAGAAATAACGCTATAGACGCCATTCTCTCACTACCCATTGACGACAAGTCACCCCACGAAGTCCACGTTAAAGCACCCAAGCGAACCAAGGCACAGAACGACCGTATGTGGCCGATGCTTCAGGACGTCTCCCGTCAGGTGCTTTGGCATGGTCAACGACTGTCTCCGGAAGACTGGAAAGACATCTTCACCGCGCTGTGGCTCAAGACTAAAAAGCTGGAGCAAAGAAGCGTACCAGGTATTGATGGCGGTGTTGTTCTTCTTGGTGTACGTACCAGCAAGATGAGGAAGGCGAGCATGACAGAACTTATCGAAATCATGTTCTGGTTCGGATCAGAACGTAACGTGCGATGGAGTGATGATTCCCGGCGAGAGTATGAATGGTCACAACGAACAGGGAGAGTTGCATGAAACGATGTTACCGATGCGGAGAAAGCAAAGACGATTATCGATTCCGGCCAAATCAACCTTATTGGCACCAATGGTGTATCAGATGTGAGCGGTCGCCAGTAGGTAATTTCCCGCTGCCAGAGACGAAGGAGGACGTATGGCACGACAGCGACGAAGTATCACCGACATAATCTGTGAAAACTGCAAATACCTTCCAACGAAATGCTCCAGAAATAAACGCAAGCCAATCCCAAAAGAATCTGACGTAAAAACCTTCAACTACACGGCTCACCTGTGGGATATCCGGTGGCTTAGAGAACGTGCGAGGAAAACAAGGTGATTGACCCCAATCTAAGTTACGAGCAGGAAAGTATAGCGAGAGCCTTATGCGCCGGATGTAACAAGCAACTGGCACAAGATGAAATTTACGCTTGTGCAGAATGCGTCAACGAATGGCTGGTATATCGAGATCCGAATGGAGATATGTCTAATGAGGATATTCAGGAGCAATAAATGGCTTCAGGCAGTAAGGGAGATAGATTGCTGCGTTCTGTGTGGTCGATATGGAGTTCAGGCTGCGCATCGCAACGAAGGAAAGGGAATAGGGCTAAAGGTTGACGACAGCCTAACGGCGGCGCTTTGCCCGTCATGCCATGAGCGAATCGACAACGGAAAAGATTTAAGCCGGGAAGAGCGACGCTCAGAAATGGACCGTGCCATTGTCTTAACGTTGCAAAAGTTAACACGCGAAGGGAGGGTAACAGTGCGATGAACGAATACCGTATAGCGTTGCCGTGGCCTCCATCCAATAACCGCTACTGGCGTCACTCACGAGGAATCCACTACATCAGCGATTGGGGAAAGCGATACCGGCGAGAAGTAATCGAAATAATTCAGCAACAACAGTTAGACATCAAAATAACACCACGCATCAGAATCACCATCCACGCAGCACCTCCCGATAACCGCAAACGCGACCTGGACAATTTGCCAAAGGCCGTTTTTGACGCACTCACCAGTGCGGGATTCTGGCTGGATGACGGTCAGATAGACGATATGCGTATCAAGCGCTGTCAGGCGATTAAAGGAGGGATGCTTGTACTGGTTGTGACTGAGACGTGCGGGAATTTGCCAATGATTACGGAACTACTGGAGGCCGCATGACACACACTGTCAAAACCATCCCAGAGTTACTCATTGAGACATACGGAAACCAGACAGAAGTCGCTCGGCGCTTATCGTGCCACCGCAACACAGTCAGGCGTTATCTGTACGACAAAGAAGCCAGGCATCACGCCATCGTTAACGGCGTTTTAATGATTCATCAGGGCGGGAGAGGTATTTATGACCGTAACCAGCATTAACCAGGCGAAACAGCAGCGTGAACGTGACGAAGCTGAATTGCGCAGCGTCAGAGAGATGACGGAGCAACACCAGAAGGCGATGGATTATCTGCATGAGCGAGAGCGTGAACTGGTGAGCCGGCTTGGATTGAACAAGACATCGGGAGGCGATGCTGCATGAATCTGGAAAATGTAGTGAAGTTTCACTTCGCAAAATCTACTCAGATAAACGATATCCCTCGCGCAACAGCTTCAGAAACGTTAACTGGAACTGATGTTATGGCAGCTATGGGTATGACTCAAAGTCGCGCATCGTTAGGTTACAGCGCGTTTCTTGGGAAGATGGAAATCAGCAGCAATGACCGTGAGAAAGCTATTGAACTGCTGACCAAATATGCACTTGAGCACTGCGATAAGGTTGCCGCCTTACGTAAGCTCGAAAACGATATTAAGCCAAAGGTAATGCAAGTGCTCGCAACATTCGCATTTGCTGATTACTCACGTAGCGCTGCCAGTACGCGAACCTGTGACTGCTGTGGTGGCAAGAAGTTTATCGATGCTGAAGTCATGACGATGAAAAGCATCGGAAAACCATATCTGGAAGAGCGTAAAGAGACGGTTAAAGTTCTGTGCCGCAAATGCAAAGGGAAGGGGGTGCTTACCAACGCTTGCCAATGCAATGGCAAAGGCGTAGTGGTAGACAAAGAGAAAACTATTCTACAAGGTGGCGTTCCTGCGTATAAAACCTGCGGACGCTGTAATGGGCGTGGATATGCTCGTCTGCTGCCTGATAGCGTTCGAAAATACATCTGCGCAACGGTGATTGATGTTCCTGAAACCACATGGCGCAGGTCTTACAAGGACTTCTTCGAAAGCTTGGTAGGTGAGTGCATTAAGCAGGAGCAATATGCAAATCAGATGTTGAGTAAAGTCACACAGTGATAAATATTTTCTACTAAAAAGACGTTCTGTAGAATGTGTTCTTTACAAAGTGGCGATTTTTGTTTAATATCGTTTCTAACAGTAGAAATCCGTCCTTTGTTAAGGTGGATTTGAAAGTAGGCCCTGCGGATTCCGTGGGGCTTTTTTATTTTGGGTCGGTCGTATAAAGGTTATTACGGAAGGCTGTTAACCTTCTTATCGTGGTTCGAGTCCACGCTGTCCCGCCAAACATGCTGGTTTAGCTCCAATGGTAGAGCAGTCGCCTTGTAAGCGAATGGGTAGCGGTTCAAGTCCGTTAACCAGCACCATAACTGAGCCGTAGCCACTGGCTATCCTGAATTCGTCAGTGATAGTTATGCTGCGTCCTTCTACACATGACCTTCGTGAAAGCGGGTGGCAGGAGGTTACGCTAACAACCTCCTGCCGTTTTGCCCGTGCATATCGGACACGAACAAATCTGATTACTAAACACAGTAGCCTGGATTTGTTCTATCAGTAATCGACCTTATTCCTAATTAAATAGAGCAAATCCCCTCAATAAAGGGGGTAGAGCATGTACCGTATGGACAAAATCAGAGAATGGTTCAGTTACAGCTTCGGAGGACTGACTGCGATGGGTGGCATTCTCTCCCTGAATGACTGGGCTGTAATCATTGGTATTCTTTGTACTGTCGGCACATTTGGCATCAACTGGTACTACAAGCGCAAAGAGCGCGAGGACAGATTGAATGGGAATGTCACCGGCACTACGAAATAGCGTAATAGCGGCGATAAGTGGCGGGGCTATTGCTATAGCATCTGTGTTAATCACTGGGCCAAGTGGTAACGATGGTCTGGAAGGTGTGAGACATAATCCTTACAAAGACATAGTTGGTGTATGGACTGTATGTCACGGACATACCGGAAAAGACATCATGCTCGGTAAAACGTATACCGAAGCAGAATGCAAAGCCCTCCTGAATAAAGACCTTGCCACGGTCGCCAGACAAATTAACCCGTACATCAAAGTCGATATACCGGAAACAACGCGCGGCGCTCTTTATTCGTTCGTCTATAACGTGGGCGCAGGCAATTTCAGAACATCGACGCTTCTTCGCAAAATCAACCAGGGCGATATCAATGGCGCATGTGACCAGCTACGTCGCTGGACATACGCTGGCGGTAAGCAATGGAAAGGCCTGATGACTCGCCGTGAGATTGAGCGTGAAGTCTGTTTGTGGGGGCAGCAATGAGCAGAGTAACCGCGATTATCTCCGCTCTGGTTATCTGCATCATCGTCTGCCTGTCATGGGCTGTTAATCATTACCGTGATAATGCAATCGCCTACAAAGAGCAGCGCGATAAAAAAGTCAGTGAACTGAAGCAGGCGACCGCCACCATTACTGACATGCAGCAGCGCCAGCGTGATGCTGATGCACTCGATGCTAAATACACGAAGGAGTTAGCTGATGCGAAAGCTGAAAATGATGCTCTTCGGCGCAAGCTTGATAATGGTGGCAGGGTGCTCGTCAAAGGAAAATGCCCTGTGCCATCCTCAGCCGAAACCTCCAGCGCCTCCGGCATGGGCAATGATGCCACCGTCGAACTCTCTCCAGTTGCTGGACGAAACGTTCTCGGTATCCGGGACGGAATTATCCGCGACCAAACAGCACTGAGAACGCTTCAGGAATACATCGTGACGCAATGCCTGAAATAATTTCCATCACATAGAAATTTGACAAGTGACTTTCATGAAAATGCCTCGCGATGCGGGGCTTTTTTGTATCGGTATTTCACCGCGCATCTCACGCGCATATCAACGAGAGCCTTTCAGTAAGCGAGCCTGAGAATTGCCGTTATAGGTGGCGACCTCTCTCGGGCGGCTTTTCTGTGAGACAGGCTCACTTTCTAAAAGGTAAAGACGCTATGAAAGCAATCACGCTTTTTAATACACCGATCCGTGTTGATGAATCAGGAATGATCTGCCTCACTGACATGTGGAAAGCTAGTGGTAAAAGTGAATCTGAATCGCCGTACCACTACCTGAGAAACAAGCAGACCAAAGAGTTCTTAGCCGAGCTGGAGAAAAACCACGAATCTGTGGTTTTTACGGAACGCGGTGTGCACGGTGGAACTTATGGCGGAAAGTTCGTTGCTTATGATTACGCAGCATGGCTAAACCCTGGATTTAAATATGCAGCCTATAAAGTCCTCGATGACTACTTCACCGGAGAGCTTCATCATCGGAACAGCTTAAGTGCGCAGCTCAATATGAAGTGTCATGAGTTTGATCAGAAAAAAGATATGGCGAGCTTCTGTGGACAAGGGCTGGCGGCATGGCGCTATACGAAGCCAGTGTTGGTCGCCGAGATTAACTCCCTGGCTAACCAGCTGCAGATTACGATCCCAGGGCTTCCGGGATGAGTGATCGTGTCATTGAATGCGCCTCCAGAGCGGGGCACGACTTCTCAGAGTTCATGAAAGGTGAGAAGGGCATGATGGAAGCATTGGCCTCGGTGGATGAGTTTGGCGAGCAGCTGCGCCTCAACGGCTGTGTCAATCATCACTTTGTTAGCTACATGATGCGGAACTCGATCATGCAGGCATTCATGGACATGGCAAAAGCCGAGAGGAAAGAAGAGCGCCGGCGTAAGCGAGCGGAATCAAAAGCGAAGTAGCCATTACAAAGCCCATCTACGGGTGGGCTTGATAATGAAACCGGAATTTATTCCAGGTCACCAATTAGCAGCAGTACCACGAAACAACCCAAGCCAGTAAGTGGGGAAATAACACTGGCAGCCACTGAAAGATGAACCTCCAGCCTTATGGCAAAAAAGATTCTTTGTAGTGGCGGACTGATGGAAAGACATCGGTTATTGCAGAGGCCATTCAATGAGTGGTCTCGACAATGGCTTATACCCTACACGGGATAACTTAACTGATATCCCTTTTGACGGATAAACGGAGCCAACAATGGCAGAGATTATTCCCATGACTGAAGAACAGAAATTCCAGTTAGAGATTTACAAACTGGTCATGAACCAGAACGCAGCAGCAGAGGAAGCATTTCAATTCATCGGCACTGATGAGCTGAAGCTTGAGTTATTCAAAATTCACTTCCAGTCAGGCGGCGCTAATTCTGATATCACGACCCGCACTATCGAAGCGGTTCGCAAATCGAGGGAAGCGTTAGACCTGTTCACTGCCGGAGCATAATCATGGCAAATCCAAATTTCACGCCATCGTGGCCTCTCTACAAAGATGCTGACGGTGTATATGTGTCTGCTCTTCCGATTAAAGCTATCAAATACGCTAATGACGGAAGTGCAAACGCAGAATTCGACGGCCCGTATGCTGACCAGTACATGTCAGCGCAAACAGTAGCCGTATTCAAGCCAGAGGTTGGCGGATATCTGTTCCGGAGCCAGTACGGCGAGCTGCTCTATATGAGCAAGACAGCATTTGAAGCTAAGTACACTTCTGCAAGCGGTTCAGTAACGAATGCAGAGACGGCGGATAAGTTATCTACTGCTCGCACTATCACGCTAACCGGCGCTGTCACAGGTTCAACGTCCTTTGATGGTTCGGATAACGTGACTATCGCAACAACATCAGGAAGTTAACTTATGGCAGCACCAAAGGGCAACCGATTCTGGGAGGCCCGCAGTAGTCATGGGCGTAACCCGAAATTCGAGTCGCCTGAGGCGCTGTGGGCTGCTTGTTGTGAATACTTCGAGTGGGTGGAGGCTAACCCACTATGGGAGATGAAGGCTTTCTCATATCAAGGAGAAGTTACACAAGAGCCTATCGCCAAGATGAGGGCGATGACCATCACTGGGCTAACGCTATTCCTCGATGTGACGCTTGAGACATGGCGACAATACAGGGTGAGAGAAGACTTATCTGAGGTCGTTACGCGAGCAGAGCAAATCATCTACGACCAAAAATTCTCCGGCGCAGCCGCTGATCTTCTCAACGCTAACATCATCGCCCGCGATTTGGGCCTCAAAGAGCAGTCGCAAGTTGAAGACGTGACACCTGATAAGGGAGATCGCGATAAGCGCCGCTCTCGTATCAAGGAGCTATTCAACCGTGGAACTGGACGCGATTCTTGATAACCTGAGCGACGAAGAGCAAATCGAATTGCTCGAGCTACTCGAAGAAGAAGAGAACTACCGAAATACACACTTGCTATATGAGTTTACGCCATACAGCAAACAGCGTGAGTTCATCGACGCAGGTCATGACTATCCAGAGCGATGTTTTATGGCTGGTAACCAGCTTGGTAAGTCATTTACTGGCGCTGCTGAAGTCGCGTTTCACCTTACCGGGCGATATCCGGGAACGAAAGGTTATCCGGCTGATGGTAAATATGGCGGAGAGTGGAAAGGTAAGCGTTTCTATGAGCCAGTTGTCTTCTGGATTGGCGGTGAAACAAACGAGACTGTAACCAAAACGACTCAACGCATCCTGTGCGGGCGTATCGAAGAGAATGATGAACCTGGCTATGGGTCAATCCCGAAAGAGGACATCATTAGCTGGAAGAAGTCTCCGTTCTTCCCTAATCTTGTTGATCACCTTCTTGTTAAGCACCACACGCCAGAAGGCGTCGAAGATGGCATCTCAATATGCTACTTTAAGCCTTACTCACAGGGCCGCGCCCGCTGGCAGGGCGACACAATTCACGGTGTCTGGTTTGACGAAGAGCCGCCATATAGCATCTATGGAGAAGGTCTTACCCGTACAAACAAATACGGGCAATTCTCAATTCTGACGTTTACCCCGCTGATGGGGATGTCTGACGTTGTTACCAAGTTCCTGAAGAATCCCAGTAAGTCGCAGAAAGTGGTCAACATGACCATCTATGACGCTGAGCACTACACCGACGAGCAGAAAGAGCAAATCATCGCATCCTATCCTGAGCATGAGAGAGAGGCGCGTGCTCGCGGTATTCCTACGATGGGTAGCGGTCGAATATTCCAGATACCGGAAGAGACGATTAAGTGCCAGCCGTTTGAGTGTCCCGATCACTTCTATGTTATCGACGCTCAGGACTTCGGCTGGAACCACCCGCAAGCTCACATTCAGCTTTGGTGGGACAAAGACGCAGATGTTTTCTATCTGGCGCGTGTATGGAAGAAATCAGAGAACACTGCCGTTCAGGCATGGGGTGCTGTTAAGTCGTGGGCTAACAAAATACCTGTCGCGTGGCCTCATGACGGTCACCAACACGAAAAGGGCGGTGGTGAGCAACTTAAAACCCAATATGCGGACGCCGGGTTCTCTATGCTTCCCGAACACGCAACGTTCCCGGATGGCGGTAACTCAGTAGAGTCAGGCATTAGTGAACTTCGTGACCTGATGCTTGAAGGAAGATTCAAAGTATTCAACACATGCGAACCATTTTTTGAAGAGTTCCGCCTATATCATCGCGATGAGAACGGCAAGATTGTCAAGACCAACGATGATGTGCTCGATGCTACTCGCTACGGCTATATGATGCGCCGCTTCGCCAGGATGATGCGCGATATCAGAAAGCCGAAAGAAAAGAAAATCCCCGCACCGATTAGACCAGTACGCAGAGGACGATAATGGCTATGGCTTAAGAAAATCTGACGCTGAGTGCTGCAATGCGTCGATGAACTTAAGTTTATGGTTGTATGCCTCTTCGGCTGTAGGGAAGCCGCTTTTTGTGTATCTCTTCCCGTCAATGACGAATTGCCACATGTAGTTTTTGGTATCAACCCTGAATGTCACACCCTTGAATCCAGATGAGTTGTCTTTATCTATTCCGCGATTCAGGCCATTCATTTTCTTATTGGCTGCGCGAAGGTTGGCTATCCGGTTATCCGATTTGTTTCCATTGATATGGTCAATTAGATCTGTGAATTCTCCGTAATAGTGAGCCCAGCACAGGCGGTGAACATAATAGAGCTTATTCCCAACCCTCACATCGAGGTATCCGTTCCCGTGAGGGCATCCAACTGGCTTGCCATTCAGATCTGTCCTGCGAGTTCTGTTTATTGCCGTGAGGATTCCGGTATCCGGGTTATATGAAAACAGGCTTCGAATCTCATCAATGGATAGCTTTTTCATATTATTTCCTTTGGTAAGTAATCCCATTAATTTTATCACGGCATCATTATGGATAACAAAGAAAATCGTTTAGAAGAAATACTGACTAAGTTCGACTGCGATTGGACTGCCAGTGATGAGATCAGGACGGAAGCGAAGAGCGACTTATTCTTTTCTCGCCTATCTCAATGGGATGACTGGCTATCACAATACACAACCCTGCAATATCGCGGGCAGTTCGATGTTGTACGTCCAGTGGTGCGCAAGCTCGTTTCTGAGATGCGTCAGAACCCTATTGATGTTCTGTATCGTCCAAAGGATGGAGCAAGTCCTGACGCTGCTGATGTGCTGATGGGCATGTATCGCACCGACATGCGGCACAATACGGCGAAAATTGCTGTCAACATAGCCGTTCGTGAGCAGATTGAAGCAGGCGTGGGTGCGTGGCGTCTGGTCACTGACTACGAAGACCAAAGTCCAACTAGCAACAATCAGGTTATCCGTCGAGAGCCTATCCATAGTGCCTGCTCCCATGTTATCTGGGACAGCAACAGCAAACTGATGGACAAGTCTGACGCCCGTCACTGCACAGTTATCCACTCAATGAGCCAGAATGGTTGGGAGGATTTCGCAGAAAAATACGACCTCGATGCTGATGATATTCCATCATTCCAGAACCCCAACGATTGGGTGTTTCCATGGCTGACGCAGGACACAATTCAGATCGCTGAGTTTTACGAAGTGGTCGAGAAGAAAGAGACGTCGTTTATCTACCAAGACCCGGTTACGGGTGAGCCGGTAAGCTACTTTAAGCGCGATATTAAAGACGTCATCGACGACCTGGCTGATAGTGGATTTATCAAAATTGCAGAGCGCCAGATTAAGCGTCGCCGGGTATACAAATCAATTATCACCTGCACCGCTGTACTCAAAGACAAGCAGCTCATTGCTGGCGAACATATCCCCATTGTTCCGGTATTCGGCGAGTGGGGCTTCGTTGAAGATAAAGAAGTGTATGAGGGTGTCGTCCGCCTGACAAAAGACGGTCAGCGTCTGCGCAACATGATTATGTCGTTCAACGCCGACATCGTGGCCCGTACTCCGAAGAAGAAGCCGTTCTTCTGGCCTGAACAGATTGCAGGCTTTGAGCATATGTATGACGGTAACGACGATTACCCGTATTACCTGCTCAATCGCACGGATGAGAACAACGGAGAAATGCCAACTCAGCCGCTGGCATATTACGAAAACCCGGAGGTCCCGCAAGCCAACGCCTACATGCTGGAAGCAGCCACCGCGGCAGTGAAAGAAGTCGCGACGCTAGGTGTTGATGCAGAGGCGGTAAACGGTGGACAGGTAGCCTACGACACTGTTAACCAGCTAAACATGCGCGCTGACCTTGAGACATACGTGTTTCAGGATAATCTGGCTACCGCTATGCGCCGTGACGGCGAGATTTACCAGTCGATAGTTAATGACATCTACGATGTTCCTCGCAACGTGGTAATCACCCTTGAGGATGGCAGCGAAAAAGAGGTTCAGCTAATGGCTGAGGTTGTTGACCTTGCCACTGGTGAACGGCAGGTACTGAACGATATCAGGGGGCGCTATGAATGCTACACGGATGTTGGACCATCATTCCAGTCCATGAAGCAGCAAAACCGTGCAGAAATTCTTGAGTTGCTCGGCAAGACGCCACAGGGAACGCCAGAATATCAACTGCTGTTGCTTCAGTACTTCACCCTGCTTGATGGTAAAGGTGTCGAGATGATGCGTGACTATGCCAATAAGCAGCTTATTCAGATGGGCGTTAAGAAGCCGGAAACACCTGAAGAGCAGCAATGGTTTGTCGAAGCGCAGCAGGCCAAACAAGGACAGCAAGACCCGGCAATGGTTCAGGCTCAGGGCGTACTCCTGCAGGGGCAGGCTGAACTGGCTAAAGCTCAGAACCAGACACTGTCCCTGCAAATCGATGCAGCTAAAGTCGAAGCGCAGAACCAGCTTAACGCTGCCAGAATCGCAGAAATCTTCAACAACATGGACCTCAGTAAACAATCTGAGTTTAGAGAGTTCCTTAAAACTGTTGCTTCATTCCAGCAGGACCGCAGCGAAGACGCTCGCGCAAATGCTGAGTTACTCCTTAAAGGCGATGAACAAACGCACAAGCAGCGAATGGACATTGCCAATATCCTGCAATCGCAGAGACAAAATCAACCTTCCGGCAGTGTAGCCGAGACACCTCAATAAGAGAGAGTTAATCATGGAACCAACCACCGAAATTCAGGCAACTGAAGACTTAACCCTGTCCGGCGATCATGCAGCGGCATCTGCTGATAGCTTAGTTGTCGATAATGCCAACGACAATGCAGGTCAGGAAGATGGCTTTGAGATTGTCCTGAAGGACGATGAGACAGCACCAAAACAAGACCCGGCAAAGAACGCAGAATTCGCCCGCCGCCGCATCGAGCGCAAACGACAGCGCGAGCTTGAGCAGCAGATGGAGGCAGTTAAACGCGGAGAATTGCCGGAGAGTTTACGGGTAAACCCTGACCTTCCTCCTCAGCCAGACATTAACGCCTATCTGTCAGAAGAAGGCCTGGCTAAATATGACTACGACAACAGCCGTGCGCTTGCCGCTTTCAATGCTGCTAATACCGAATGGCTAATGAAAGCGCAGGACGCCCGCAGCAATGCCGTAGCAGAACAGGGCCGCAAGACTCAGGAGTTTACCCAGCAATCAGCGCAATACGTCGAAGCTGCCCGCAAACACTATGACGCGGCGGAAAAGCTCAATATCCCTGACTATCAGGAGAAAGAAGACGCATTTATGCAACTGGTTCCGCCTGCGGTTGGGGCCGACATTATGCGCCTGTTCCCGGAGAAGTCCGCCGCGCTCATGTATCACCTGGGTGCAAACCCGGAGAAAGCCCGCCAGTTACTGGCGATGGATGGGCAGTCCGCGCTGATTGAACTCACTCGACTATCCGAACGCTTAACTCTCAAGCCTCGCGGTAAACAAATCTCTTCCGCCCCCCCTGCTGACCAGCCGATTACCGGTGATGTCAGCGCAGCAAATAAAGATGCCATTCGTAAACAAATGGATGCTGCTGCGAGAAATGGAGATGTGGAAACCTACCGCAAGCTAAAGGCAAAACTTAAAGGAATCCGATAATGGCTTTGAACGAAGGTCAAATTGTTACACTGGCGGTGGATGAGATTATTGAAACCATCTCCGCAATCACTCCAATGGCGCAGAAAGCCAAGAAATACACCCCGCCTGCCGCTTCTATGCAGCGCTCCAGTAATACCATATGGATGCCTGTAGAGCAGGAGTCTCCCACTCATGAGGGCTGGGATTTAACTGATAAAGCGACAGGCTTGTTGGAACTCAACGTCGCGGTAAACATGGGAGAGCCGGATAACGACTTCTTCCAGTTACGCGCCGATGACTTGCGAGACGAGACTGCGTATCGTCACCGCATCCAGTCCGCCGCTCGCAAGCTGGCGAATAACGTTGAGCTGAAAGTCGCAAACATGGCCGCCGAGATGGGGTCATTGGTTATCACTTCTCCGGATGCAATCGGCACTAATACCGCAGATGCATGGAACTTTGTGGCCGATGCAGAAGAACTGATGTTCTCCCGCGAACTTAACCGCGACATGGGCACATCGTACTTCTTCAACCCGCAGGACTACAAAAAGGCGGGTTATGACCTGACCAAGCGTGATATCTTCGGGCGCATCCCTGAAGAAGCATACCGCGATGGCACCATTCAGCGTCAGGTTGCTGGCTTCGATGATGTCCTGCGCTCTCCGAAACTTCCTGTGCTGACCAAATCCACCGCAACTGGCATCACTGTATCCGGTGCGCAGTCCTTCAAGCCTGTCGCATGGCAACTGGATAACGATGGCAACAAAGTTAACGTTGATAACCGTTTTGCTACCGTCACCCTGTCTGCAACTACCGGCCTGAAACGCGGCGACAAAATTTCGTTTACTGGCGTGAAGTTCCTTGGTCAGATGGCTAAGAACGTACTGGCGCAGGACGCGACTTTCTCCGTAGTTCGCGTTGTTGATGGTACTCACGTTGAAATCACGCCGAAGCCTGTAGCACTGGATGATGTTTCTCTTTCTCCTGAGCAACGCGCCTACGCCAACGTTAACACCTCACTGGCTGATGCAATGGCGGTGAACATCCTGAACGTTAAGGATGCCCGTACCAACGTGTTCTGGGCTGATGACGCCATCCGTATTGTGTCTCAGCCGATTCCGGCCAACCATGAGCTTTTTGCAGGTATGAAAACTACCTCATTCAGCATCCCGGATGTCGGCCTGAACGGTATCTTCGCTACGCAGGGGGATATTTCCACCCTGTCCGGCCTGTGCCGTATTGCGCTGTGGTACGGCGTAAACGCGACACGACCGGAAGCAATCGGTGTTGGCCTGCCTGGTCAGACTGCGTAACTAACAGGGGCTTCGGCCCCTTTCTTATTTGAGGTGACACATGGGTGTAATGCTATATAAGCAGGGTCGTGGAACGAAGGTATGGGGCAAGGAAGTTCAGGCTAAAGTTGTCGATGACGGCGACGTAGAAGATCACCTTGCCGATGGTTGGGTTAAGCATCCAAATGAGGTGCCGGAGACTAATGACGAACCAATCGGCGAGTCAGGTGTGGCCAAGAAAGACATGGGTGACGTATCTGATGGATACCACACCTTTAACGAACTATATGCACATCGAGTGCGCCTGTTTTCAACACTAATGAATGCCTTCCGCGAAAGCGCATGGTGGAGCTTTCAGCATCATGACGGCGAGCAATGGGATGGATGGGTGTTAGCTGGCATCGACACCCCAGAAGGCGCGGTAACATACCACCTCCCAGAGAGTGAAATTGAACATCTGCCTAAAGGCACGGAAATTGAGTTTGGCAAGGAATGGGACGGCCACACGGCAGATGATGTGTTGAATCGTCTGCTAAGCCTGCGACCGAAAGAACCGGCAACCAAAGAACGCAAAAAGCCAGGACCAAAGCCTAAGGCGGAAAGCGATGCAGATAAAGACTAAAGGCGATCTGGTCAGGGCGGCGCTGCGTAAGCTTGGTGTAGCATCAGATGCAACTCTCACTGATGTTGAGCCACAGTCTATGCAGGATGCCGTAGATGACCTCGAAGCGATGATGGCCGAGTGGTATCAGGACGGGAAAGGCATTGTTACCGGGTATGTATTCTCAGATGATGATAACCCGCCAGCCGAAGGTGACGACCACGGTCTTCGCTCAAGCGCAATCAGCGCAGTATTCCACAATCTGGCTTGCAGAATTGCTCCGGATTATGCGCTTGAGGCCACAGCGAAAATTATCGCTACAGCTAAATACGGGAAGGAACTTCTCTACAAGCAGACCGCCATCGCCAGAGCTAAACGAGCGCCTTACCCGTCACGTATGCCAACTGGCAGTGGAAACAGTTTCGCCAATCTGAACGAATGGCATTATTTCCCCGGAGAGCAGAATGCCGATTCAACAACTCCCCATGATGAAGGGAATGGGTAAGGACTTCAAGAATGCCGACTACATTGATTACCTACCAATCAATATGTTGGCCACACCGAAAGAAGTCCTCAACTCATCGGGTTATTTACGCTCATTCCCGGGCATAGCGAAGCGCAACGATGTAAATGGTGTATCGCGTGGTGTTGAATACAATACCGCTCAGAACGCTGTATATCGCGTTTTAGGCAGTAAGCTCTACAAAGGGGAAACCGTAGTAGGTGATGTAGCCGGAAGCGGGCGCGTATCAATGGCACATGGTCGGACATCACAGGCGGTAGGAGTTAATGGTCAACTGGTCGAGTATCGCTATGATGGCACGGTTAAAACCGTCTCAAACTGGCCTGCAGACAGCGGATTCACGCAGTATGAGTTAGGTTCAGTCCGTGACATTACGCGCTTACGTGGGCGTTACGCATGGTCAAAAGACGGAACCGATTCATGGTTTATCACTGACCTTGAAGATGAGTCGCATCCTGACCGATACAGCGCACAATATCGCGCAGAGTCGCAGCCTGACGGCATCATCGGCATCGGAACATGGAGAGACTTCATCGTCTGCTTTGGTTCGTCAACGATAGAGTATTTCTCCCTGACAGGCGCAACCATCGCTGGCGCTGCGTTGTATGTCGCACAGCCATCGTTGATGGTACAGAAGGGCATTGCCGGAACATACTGCAAAACGCCGTTCGCTGATTCATACGCCTTTATCAGTCATCCGGCTACTGGCGCACCTTCCGTCTACATCATCGGGTCAGGGCAGGCTTCACCAATTGCGACCGCCAGTATTGAGAAGATTATCCGCTCATACACAGCTGAAGAACTGGCGACGGGTATAATGGAAACTTTGCGCTTCGATTCTCATGAGCTTCTGATTATTCATCTCCCGCGTCATGTGCTGGTTTACGATGCCTCATCAAGCCAGAACGGGCCGCAATGGTGCGTACTGAAAACAGGTTTATACGACGATGTGTACCGCGCTATCGACTTCATTTACGAAGGCAATCAGATAACGTGCGGCGATAAACTGGAGTCCGTGACCGGGAAATTGCAGTTCGACATATCTTCACAATACGAAAAACAACAAGAACATATTTTATATTCTCCTTTAATAAAGGCAGATAACGTCTTAATAAATGACCTTGAATTAGAAACATCTGGCGGAGTGTGTGATAGAATAGATAGAATATTTATATCAGCCACTACAGATGGAATTAATTACGGTCGTGAGCAAATGGTCGTATTACAAAAACCATTTGTATATGACAATCGCGTTTTATGGCGAAAGGTTGGTCGAGTTAGACGCCTCATTGGATTTAAATTTAGAGTTATTGCAAAAGGCCCGGTCACATTATCAGGCCTTTCTATTCGTATAACATAAATCGAAACTCAAGGAGTGGATATGTTAAGTGAAGATGCAAAAGATATCGAAGGATATGAAGGACTGTACGCCATCACTAATGATGGGAGAGTTTACTCGCATTCAAGAGTAAATTTGAGGGGGCGGCTTATTAAGGGGAGATGGCTGAAGCATAATCATAACGTAAATGGATATAAGTATGTATGTTTATATAAGGATGGCGCAAAAAAGAACATACTAATACATAAGCTTGTTGCATCTCACTTTGTTAGTGGGTTTGCTGAAGGGTTACAGGTTAATCATATCGATGGTGATAAATATAATAATAACCATCTAAATCTTGAATGGGTTACTCCGTCAGGAAACATCTCACACTCATATGGGTTGGAATCGAGAGGTAATGTAAAAGGAGAAAGGAATGGTAATTCTAAAATATCTAATGATGATGTCATAAAGATAAAAGAAATGGTTGCCAATGGCTTTCCTCAGTGTGAAGTTGCTAAATTATTTGGAATTCACAATTCAAAGGTTAGTAGAATTGTGAATGGCAAGGCATGGAGGCATGTGAATGGCTGATTCGAATCTCAACACACCTGTCGTTATTCAGGCCACCCGTCTCGACGCTTCAATTCTTCCCCGTAACGTCTTTAGTCAGTCTTATCTGCTCTATGTAATCGCGCAGGGGACTGACGTTGGCGCTATTGCGGGAAAGGCAAACGAAGCAGGGCAAGGCGCCTATGACGCGCAGGTAAAGAACGATGAGCAGGATGTTGAGCTTGCAGACCACGAAGAGAGAATTCAACAGTTACGCATTGACGTAGACGACCATGAAATACGTATTACTGCAAATGCCAATGCAATTGCGGTACTGGATGTCAGACTAACCACGGCTGAAGGCAAAATAGTCACCTTGCAGGCTGATGTCAGTGCTCTTGATGGTAGGGTTACGGCTGCTGAAAGCACTATTTCTTCATTGCAGGCTGATTACGTATCGAAGTCAGCAACTGCTTCTCAATCGCTGGCGTCACCTCTCAACGTGACAACGTCCTATTCAGTTGGCGGCACTAAAGTTATCGGTGCTCGACAGACCGGATGGACAGCAGCAACAGGCGCTGCGCTTCTCGGTGCATTCAACGCTAACCAGACTTACACGGTCAGTGCCACATATACGCAGTCTGAGGTATCAGCTCTGGCTACCGGATTGCAGCAGGCGCGACAGCGTATCAAAGCTCTCGAAGATGCAATACGAACTCATGGATTAATCAACTGATGATTACATTCACTCCCACCCGAAACATCGACCTGATAGAAACTGTCGGCAACCATCCCGACATCATCGCAGGGAGCAACAACGGTGACGGATACGACTACAAACCTGACACGAAATATTTCGAAGTCCACGTACATGGTGAGTTCGGAGGCATCGTCTATTACCACGAAACGCAGCCGTTAACATTCGACTGTCACGCGATGTATTTGCCGCATGCCAGAGGATTCAGTAAAGATATCGGCCTGGCATTCTGGCGACACATCATTACTACGACCAACTTTGCCTGCGTGATTTCCTATGCGGCGCGTAAGTTCCGTCACGGCCAGATTTACTGCGCGATGATCGGACTTAACCGCGTGGGAACCATTAAGAAGTATTTCAAAGGCGTAGACGACGTCACTTTCTATTCAGCAACCCGCGAAGAACTAATCGACTTCCTCCAGAAACACTCCAGGAGCTAACCATGAGCAATATTTTTGCACTGGGCAGGAAACTGCGCGGTGAGGAACCTCTTTGGCCTGAAAAAGGTGGTAAGGGCGGTTCATCCAGCAGCGGTCAGAAGGAGGCGGCGCAGGCAACAAAATATGCGGCAGACCTTCAGAACGAACAGTTTAACCGTGTCATGGAGCAGCTTGCACCATACGCGGCAGCCGGATTGCCAGCTCTCCAGCAAATCCAGCAATTATCTACGCTGGAAGGGCAGGGTAATGCGCTGAATGATTACTACGGGTCAAATCAATTCAAGAATCAGGCAGACCAATTAAGATATCAGGCGCTAAATTCAGCTGAGGCTACAGGTGGATTAGGCTCTACCGCAACAACAAATTCACTGGCTGCAATAGCGCCAACGCTTGGGCAAAACTGGCTTTCCGGCCAGATGCAGAATTACGGCAACCTGTTAAATGTCGGTCAGTCTGCGGCAGCCGGTCAGGCATCTGCAGGTCAGAACTACGCCAACAACGCCGGAAATCTCGCACAGCAGATGGCGGCTATCCGCTCTCAGGGCTCTGGACAATCCACGCTTGGTAGCGCCATTAGCGGCGGTACGAGCGGTGCACTTGCCGGTGCTGGTATTGCAAGCCTGTTAGGTACTTCCACGCCATGGGGCGCTGGTATCGGTGCTGGTATCGGATTGCTTGGCTCACTCTTCTAAGGAGTTATCGTGGCTACATTTCAACTTGCTGGTTTGCCGTCAATGCAGGTGGCAAACCAAAACGCGCCCGGGCAGCCATCACTATCAAACTACGACTTTAGCCAGCGCCCAAACGTTGGAGTTCAACTTGCTCAGGGTCTTGGTGCAGTTGGTCAGGCAATACAGCAGAATGAGGCTGCTCAGAGGCTTTCTGACTTTCAAAAAGCTTTCGGTCAGGCTTATGCGGCAGGTGACCGCGATGCCTTGCGTCAACTTGCGGCCACCAATCCAGACCAGATTGAAACAATTCGTCAGGGCATGGGTTTTGTTGATGCTGACAGAAATCAGGCGATGGGCGATATGTCTGCACGATTGAATATTGCCGCCGCTCAGGGGCCTGAAGCGGTGATGCGAGAGCTTGCCACTCACCAGAATACGCTGCAGCAAATTGGCGTATCTCCTGAACAGGCGTGGCAGACATATCAACAAAGCCCTGAAGGCTTCACGCAGTTAACAGACCTTATTGGAATGCACGCGGTAGGACCAGAAAAGTATTTTGATATTCAGGACAAGTTGACAGGTCGCGAGATTGATCGAGGTCGACTTGCTGAAACAATCCGCAGCAATAAAGCAGGGGAAGGACTTCAGGCTCGCGGGCAAAATATTACTATGCGCGGACAAGACATGTCAGCCTCCACAGCCCGCCGCGGTCAGGATTTGGCAATGCAAAGGGCAAACGCCAGAACGATATCAGGAGTTGAGGGGAATCGGGTCGTTCAGCTTGCAGATGGTAGAACAGTCAACATTGACGGAAAACTTCACGGCGCAGGGGCGAATGCATTTTACGAAGGCATTGACGATAACGGCAATATGGTTCGCGTACCGGCAAGTGCTATTGCTGCACCTCCAACGTCTGCGGCAAGTGCACAGAACTACGCGATGAAGAAAGACATTGACGCAATCGCAAATGCAGATGCTTCTGCTCTCGATTTCATGACTGGCATGACTGGCGGAGCAGGAAATCCGGCAATTGGTGCAGATGTTAGCAGCCGACTCACAGGCAAAGAGCAACGCCAGTTATATAACTCCGCACAACGTATTCAGGGAAGAATGCAGAATCAGGGCGTGGCAGCAGCAAGAGATATGGGCGCTAGCGGTATCAACACCATTGCAGAAGCGAAGATGTATTTTCAGGGGATGCCGCAAGTTGACTACTCAAGCCCGGAGGCTATGCAGCAGTCTATTCGTGAGATACAGGAATACACCAACAATTATAACCAGCAGTACAACGTTGATGTTGGTAATGGTGGGCAGAAATCATCAAGGCAGCAGCCAGCGACTCAGCAATCAGTCGGAGGAAGCTACACGTCTAAATCAGGCATTCAATTTACGGTGGAATGATGAAAGTAACTGCAAACGGTAAGACATTTACCTTCCCTGATGGTACGAGCACGGAAGATATTGGCACCGCCATTGATGAGTATTTTGCTGGTCAGTCAGCACCAACACAACAAGGTGTTCAGCAATCTCCAGCAGACAACTCACTTGCATCAGGATATGCACAGCTTGCCACTCAGCAGAAGGAAGGACTAGATCGCTCTGCTGAGCAAGGGGCTGTTTTAGGTGCTGCAATGCGCGATGCCGTTACCGGTGAAAGCCGAATGACACCAGAAATGGAGAGGCTGCAAAATGTTGGGTCTGCTCCAGAGCTTAATAGCTTAAGCACTGATGCGCTGCGTGCTGGATTGGGACAGCTATTTGGTTCCGACGCTTCACAGGAGAAAATACTGCAAAGTATTGGCGGGAAAATCCGGAAGGATGAGAAGGGAAATTCCATAGTCACCCTTCCTTCAGGGGAATATGCACTTAACAAGCCTGGTTTGTCACCGCAGGATATAACGTCATTCTTGGCAAATGCTCTTGCATTCACTCCAGCAGGTAGAGCTGCGTCTGTTGTAGGTGCAACACTAAAATCAGGCGCTACTGATTTAGCTTTACAGAGTGCCACTAAGATCGCTGGCGGTGAGAATGTTAATCCAGTTCAAACTGCAATTTCTGCTGGACTTGGTGGGGTACTGAAGGGTGTAGAAAACACCGCAAGCGCAGTGTCTCGCTCTGCTATGGGTAAGATTGCTCCTGAAAAACAAGCTCAGATTGACTTTGCCAAGCAGAACAACTTGCCACTGATGACAACAGATCTTGTGGAACCGGGAACAAATATTGGTAAGCAAGCACGAGCTATGGCTGAGCGAATCCCAATAGCCGGAACAGGTGGGATAAGAAATGCACAGCAAAAGGCCAGGGAAGATTTAGTTAGAACATTTAGCGATAATGTTGGCGGAATATCTGACGCACAACTTTACCAATCAGCTACTCGTGGTCAGCAGCAATTTATTCAGGCTGCTGGCAAGAGGTACGACAGGATCATCAGTTTGATGGGGGATACTCCTGTTGACATCACTGGAACAGTGAAAGCAATTGATGAGCAGATTTCCAAGTTAACTCGCCCAGGAGTATCGCAAGACCGCTCAGCTGTTTCTGTCCTTCAACAGTTTAGAAATGACATCACCAGCGGTCCAAATAACCTGCAATTAGCTAGAGAAAACCGCACAAACTTACGTAAGCGCTTTATGGCAGCACCTGACGAGGTCGATAGAGATACGCTGGAGAAAGCTGCGCAGTCTGTTTATAACGCATACACAACAGACATGAAAAAAGCGGTTGGCGCAAAACTAGGTGCGAAGGAAGCGCAAAACATGTCGCGTGTTGATCGTTCTTGGGCAAAGTTCAACGACATGATGAGCAATACACGTGTCCAAAAAGCTATTCAGAGTGGTAAAACAACGCCAGAAGATGTCACTAAACTAGTATTCAGCCAAAGCCCAGCGGAAAGGGCGCAACTTTATCGATTGCTTGATGATAGTGGGCGTCAAAATGCTAGAGCAGCACTTGTTCAGCGTGCAATGGATAAGGCGACAAGCGATTCAGGAAAGCTTAGCGTTGAGAAGTTTATTAATGAAATGAAAAGGAATCGGAAGCAGGCTGAGACGTTCTTCAGAGGAGAGCATGGGAAACAGCTTGATGGGATAATGAAATATCTTGATTCCACTAGACAGGCAGCTACTGCTGCCGCAAGCCCACTGACAGGGCAAATGGTAGCTGGTCCAGCAGCGCTGATAACAGCTCTTGCGTCTGTTACAAATCCAATGTTTGCAAAAGTTGCGGCAGTTGGAGCTGGTATCGGTATGGCTGGCAGGGGCTATGAGTCACGCGCGATGAGGAACGCATTACTAAAGTTAGCAAACACGCCAAAAGGAAGTACTGCTTATGATAGAGCGATCAGACGGGTATCTGAAACTCTTACACCTCTAATTCAGGCTTCAAGTGAGAAAGCCCAGCAGTAAAAAGTTGGTTAGCGGTTGATGGTTGCTTTTTTCGGGTCATACCATCTCGGCCATTCTTTCAGGAATGGGAATGAGTCAGGTGCGTGGTTCTTTTTGTACGATTTAAGCAGCCTTAACCGCTCAATCGCACACTCATAAACCTCTTGTTGCCCTGTAGTCATCTCGGTCCATGAAAGGTGATCCATTGATAAGACAACGTTTTCAGCTTCTTTTATGAGGGCGTTTTTATTTCTCACCGCAGCAGCATGGCTGACAGAGCAATCCTGCCATATTCTTAAAAGCCAAATAGCCAAGCAGATGAAAAAAATGGTAGATAGCGATATATACACACCAACCTCCTTAGTTTTTAGCAGGATACCATGAAAAAAGTTAACATTGGAAACGTACCAAAGATGCTCGTACCGCTCTTTGAGAGCGGTACGATTGTGTTTTGCAGAGACTTTCCAGAATGGCAACGCCTGCATCAAAAACTTGGTGTGGACGTGCAGGACTCGGATGCCAACGGAGCGTCTCATACAATGAGCAGCGAGAATGGTGTTTTGCATGTGATAGGTGTGTTCAATGGCAAACTATCTACTATTGCCCATGAGTGCGCTCACATGGCATTCGATATCTGCTCAAGGGTCGGTGTTGATGTTGAACCAGGAAGAGCCAACGAGACTTACTGCTACTTAATGAGCAGGCTTGTTGAGTTCTGCGAGCGACATATCAAAAAGCCGGAGTGACCCGGCTTGATTATTACTTTTTTTGGTATGTTAAGAATGGCAAGTCGCCAGTGTACCCCAAGCGGAAAAGCTCCAATTGCTTATCTCTTATGGATAAAAAATAATCGTTTCTTGCCTTTTTAAGCCACAACCAGCCGATCATCAAGATGAATAATATTGATATTATTGGCATCGGGGAGATCAACACCACTCCGATGAATAATGACGCTAGCAGCACCGATAAAATAGCAGAAACCATACTAATCTCCCACTAAGGTAACAATATGACCATAGAAGAACGCCTGAACAACATTGAGTTGAATCAAACCTTACTTGACCAGCGACTTTCAGATCTTGAGCTTAAAGATCTTGATGCGCAAATATCAGAAGCAGAAGCCAAGCTCTCCATCTTAAACCACCGCAAGAAGCAAATCCGCAACAGAATTACTCAGGGACGCGGAAGCTGTTGAGGTGGGATGCTAGGTCTCTATCGTTAAAATCAAGGCTGCTAATCATTTCATTGTAAATGGCGTTTTTATCTTCCATTGGCAGTCTTGAGTAAACCAGACACAGAGCATATTTCAGGGAGTTTAGCTCTTTCTCTAGCTCTTCCTTGCTTGACGTTGTTGACTTAATAAACTGTTTTTTATTCATTTTGCATCCTTACCATACATGGTCTTTAGCGTCTCAACATCGTGTTCAAGATCTATCAATCGTGATGCTATAGTTGCAAGGTCTAGTGCTTGAATGTGTTTATTTTTTTCGGTCCACGCTTCAAGTGCCGCGACCATCTCAGCATTTAATGAACGAGAATTAGCCTCAGCCAGTTCAATAAGACGTTCCTTTATCTCTACAGGAAGCCTCAGATTCACTTGAGGGTTTTTGTACTTACGATCAGACATCGGCGCATCCTGAATAATTTTTTACCACAGGATATGTAGGTATCTATTGACTATCAATGCGTACCTAAATACTATGTATGCGTACCACATACAACGGAGGATGCAATGAAGGTAAAAACACTGCGTATGCCAGAGAAGCTAGAAAAAATTCTTGAAGAAAAAGCAAAGGAAGAGTGTCGCTCATTCAGCGCAGAAGTAATTAAACGGGTGCTGGACAGCCTGATGAGAGAGGGGATAACGGTGTGATTCGCTTGGATGCGGCAAAGAAATCAAAACAGTGAAGCCCCAACTGCGGGAACAGTCAGGGCTTCGGTATCGTAAAACCACGCATAGGAATTAACGACATGAAAAGTATAGCAACAGCAGTATCTACTATCAATGTACCATTCCACGGCGCAGAGCTTTATGTTGTCAATCACAACGGCGAACCGTATACCCCAATGAAACCTATCGTTGAGGGAATGGGGCTAGACTGGAAATCTCAACATAAGAAGATTTCTCAACGCTTCTCGAAGGGTATGGTGGAAATCACCATACCTTCTGCCGGTGGGGTGCAAGCCATGATTTGTATGGCTTTACGAAAATTGGCAGCTTGGTTGAACAGCATCAGTCCAAACAAAGTCCGCCCTGATATCCGCGACAAGGTAATCCAGTATCAGGAAGAGTGTGACGATGTGCTATACGAGTACTGGACTAAAGGCCATGTAGTTAACCCACGCAAAGCTAAAAAGGCGTTGCCGGGTAAAATCACCACTGAACAGCAGGAAGCCATTAAACAACTCGTCATGAGTCGCGGTCAGTCTCTGCCAAAAGAAAAACAGGCGAAGGCGATGATCACCATGTGGTCGTCACTGAAATCCCATTTTGGATGTTCGTACAAAGAAATCAATGAGGAGCAGTTTACCGAAGCACTATCACTTGCAGCTCGAGTTCCACTTGAAGGTGAGTTCATTGGCAAACAAGAGAAGAAAGCAAACGAGCTTTCTGCAAAAGAAGCAAACAGCCTTGTATGGCTATGGGATTATGCTAACCGTTCACAGGCATTATTCCGCGAACTGTATCCGGCATTAAAACAAATTCAATCGAACTATTCCGGCAGATGCTACGACTACGGTCATGAATTCTCGTATGTTATCGGAATGGCGAGAGACGTTTTAATAAATCACACACGAGATGTTGATATTAATGAGCCAGACGGACCAACGAATCTTTCCGCATGGATGAGACTTAAGAATAAAGAATTACCTCCTTCAGTACATAATTACTGACAGATAACCAACGCAACGACCCAGCTTCGGCTGGGTTTTTTTATGCCCAAAATTCACCGTAGCCACGCTGCGGCGATTCCTTGCATCTGGAGCACATTAAATGTCAGATATCACTGCCAATGTTGTAGTATCAATGCCGAGCCAGCTCTTCACAATGTCTCGATCTTTTAAAGCCGTAGCCAATGGGAAAATTTATATCGGAAAAATTGACACTGATCCTGTAAATACAGAAAACCAGATTCCTGTATATCTGGAACGAGAAGATGGTACTCATATTCAGGTGTCACAGCCAATTGTTATCAATTCTGCGGGCTATCCAGTATATAACGGACAGATTGCTAAGTTCGTAACTGTGCAAGGCCATTCAATGGCGGTTTATGATGCGTATGGGTCGCAGCAGTTCTATTTCCCGAATGTACTTAAGTATGACCCAGATCAGCTTGAACAGAGATTATCATCGCCAGGTGGAGATAAAATTGTTGGTTCAACATATGGTGGTACTGTTTATAGTGACTATCAACGATCTCCTTTTGTTAAAAAAGGAAATTTCACTTCTGGGTTAAGTACCACATCAAAAAATGATGCTTATCTTTATTCTGATGGATTGTGGTATGTATGGGCCGGCGATTTACCACACACTATCAGTGGAGATGAGGTCCCGGATGTGGAGACTACAAAATGGGCATGCGTAGGGCTGCTCAATGGCTATCGCATAAATGAGGTAAAAAATTACATAGAAAACCCTGGGGTTTTAGACGATTCAATAACTATCAAAAAAGCCATTTATTCACTTGCCAGGCTTGGGTATGGTGAATTGATAGTTACTGCATTTTCCAAAGTTAATATAATTAACGAAGTAGTAACTCCTTATACCATAGATGGTGTTCCTGTCTCATTTGGGATTAGAGGGGAAGGCGTTATCAACTCACTTGGTAATGTGCCGGAAATACGTTTCGGTCTAAATTCCAGGGGGTTGGTTTTTGATACTATCTGTTATTCATTAGACAGGCTTGTAATATCTCAATATGTGGGGGGGGAGAACACCCCCGTTGTCAGTAAAACATCAAACACTCTAACGCTGGCTTCAAATCCCTTTGCTGCTAATGGCGGAGTTATCATTACGTGGCCGCTCACAGAAAATAACACGGCAGGAACCGCAGTAAGTAACTTTTGTCAATTTAGTACAAATTCAGGGGCTTTTTTTGCTACAGGTGGGCACGCTAACGCAGATGGTACTTATACACTAACAAATGTTACTGGTGCGATGGGGACTCCATCATCAGAACTTGCAAATGTCACTATTGTTGTCCGGTTTACTTCAAGAGCACATCAGTTGCCAGATGACACATATCCCCGGACTGCGGCTTGTATTAGTCTTGATGTGATAGAGAACCCCACGATTAGTAATTTATGGGTACTTCAGACATATCGGGCGTTTTCGTTCAAAGACGGAAATGGTGGAGGTCCTGGCTCTGGTTTAGGTCATTACGGAGAGTGGACTAATATTATTGTTGACGGCGCAAAGGAGTTTGTAGGTGGAACAGATCTCAGTGGGGAAAGTATTCAGGGTATAGAAGGTGGGCAGTTTGTTAACATTCACCTTTTCGGTACAAAATACGGTTTTCGTGGACGCAGGATGAAATCCTGCATGTTTTCAAACTGCACCCATTATTCATATGCCGAAGGAAAGTTATTTGACATCATGGAGATTGATGGGCTTTCTTATAATGGAGGGCAGCATGGCTGGACTACTGGCTCGGGATACGTGAGTACCTTCATTGATTGTGTAAATGGAGATAATATTACAATCAACGGTGTCAAGTTTGGTCGTCACCATACAGCTGAATCAGGCCCTGTTTTTAGATGCTCATCTCGATTTTCAAATTTTACTTTCGCTGGTAATATTCTTGAGACAGTGAGTGAAGGGGGGTTTAGTAACGTTGGTTTCTTTGACGTAAGTGAATTATCTAGGTCAAGCATTGGGGACAACGCAATTGGGTTTAATGGTGCTGGGCAGCCTACGCTAACCTTGTCTACTTCAACCACCGAAATTTCACGATTCGCAGGTACCCGATTCAGCCAACCAGTACTTACAAATGCTCCTGTCGGGGTTTATGATAACGAGCATACATCTGGTATGGGTAACTTCTATACGCTGTCAGATTACCGTGACGCTGGCCTTATCTTAAACATGCTCGACGTAAACTTATCTGACACGTGGCCAGATAATTCTCGGAATATAATTCGATTTGGCGGAACTCTTTCGTCAGCGAAGTCTTTAAGACTGCCGCATAGTACGATTCTTTCACAAAACCTGCAACGCTCTCGCGTTGCATTGGATTTAACTACTATCAACTTTAATGGTCAGACACTGGCTGTGTATGGTGATAGCTACGAAAAAATAACTACTATCTCATCGCCTGGTGTGTATGAGTTTCTGCTCGTTGGCTCAAGATATACCAGGATAAAATAAAACTAAGACCCCGCAAGGGGTCAATTTATTTACTCTTGAATTTTTCCGGCTAAGTGATTACCTACTTCATGCTGTTCCAGTAACCAGTCTAGTTGGGCGTTAGGGGTGTCCAGCTGTTGCCGTAGTCTGGCGTTCTCAGTTAACGCATAGTTGTTGTTGATGCGTTGAATGTGAATCTGGCGTTTGCAAAGAAGCTGAACGAAGCAGCAATTACGAACCCGGCAAAGTTCGCCAGCGCCTGATTTGTATGCAAACCATAGAGGCATACTGCAAAAACAACCCAATGTATGAGCGTGTTCAGGATGCCTATCGGTGTATACTTAGCGAATAACTTTAGCATTATAAAAAACATTGAGTTCTTGGAGGCCGGAAGTTTAGCATTTGAGCAGTGAACGATCGACCTGTGACGCAAGAGAGTGAGAAAAAATAGGGAAATACAGACTTTTAACCGATTTGTATGGTTTTTGTTACATTTTTATGGCACCTTCTCATCAAGCCAGTCCGCCCAAAATTGCATCATTTCTCTGCGGGTAGCCAGATATGCAGCATGGTTGTAAACTGAGCGCGTCCCGCCGCTTACGTGTGCCAGCTGCATCTCTATTGCGTCGCTGTTCCAGTGCTTCTCGTTGAGTACCGTGCTGAATTGGTGTCTGAAACCGTGTCCGCATGTCTTCCCTTCATATCCTATGCTGCGGATTACACCAAGGACGGCGTTTTCGCTGATTGGCTTCTTCCTGTCATTCCTTCCCGGGAAGCAAAGTTCGTACTGTCCGGTGATTTGTTGCAGGAATTTGAAAAGCGCTGTAACTTGCTCTGACATTGGAACGACATGCAGTTTTCTTCCTTTCATGACTTCAGGGTCAACGGTGATCAGCCTGTTTTCAAAGTCAATTCCTGACCATACCAACGAACGTAACTCCACTGTTCGCATTGCTGTATAGTGAAGAACCTGAGCAGCAATCTTACCTATAACCCAGCCTCCATACCCATTCAGCGCCCTCTGGAATTCGTGAATGCGATGCATAGGTAGGAAAGGGTAGTTGTTTTTTCTGTAACCCTTCATTGCCCCAACAAGGTCTGGAGCCGGATTATATTTAGCTCTTCCGGTTACTATTGCGTAGCTGAAAACCTCGCCACACCTGCGACGAGCCTTATCAGCACGTTCCATCGCCCCTCTGTCCTCAAATAGCCTGATCACCTTCAGTAGCATCATCGGCTCCACCTCTTCCATTCTAAGATGCCCGATGAGCGGCAATATATCGTCAGTGAACATGTTCATCATTTCGTCAGCATATCCTTTCGACCATACCTTCGATTTATGAGCATGCCACTCCCTGAAGATATCACCGAACGAATCAGCTACTTCTTCCTTTTCCTTCTTCTTTATAGCCTGTTTCTGTTCTGATGGGTCCACGCCAGCAAGCAGCTTCATTTTCGCGTCAGACTGTTTTGCCCTGGCTTCGGTAAGGGAGATTTGCGGATAGGGACCGATGACCAGCGTCTTTTCTTTTCCTTCGAACCGGTAGCGCAT